CGGATTATCTCGTAGCGGCCACCTTATTGCTGCGTGGACAAGGGATCGGGATCGGCTCACCGTCGAGTTTCTTCCAAATGATCGCGTGATATGGGTCTTGGCACGGTATAAAGACGATGAGCCTAGCCGCTTTGCTGGACAAACGCCCGTATCTGAGCTAGCCGGTGGCCTAGCTCCACATCATCCGGAACACTGGTTTTCGAATGAAGGGCGGAAAAGGCCAGAATCTTCCCGATGAGGATCATGTTATCCGATACGTCTCATGGGCGCGTCTTCGGAAGGACGAAGACGAGAATGTTTTAGGTTTTCTGCCGCAGGCTTTCGAACTGCGAGACGACGAGACCTACCTCTCCGTCAATTGGGTCGAATATCACGAAGGCGACCGTGAAGCGCAAGTTCGGTTGTCGATCTGGGCTATACGCGATTCGTTCAAAAAGCCGCTAGGAGCCAAAAGTGCCTTTGCGATTGGCCAAGTTGCGAAGGTGAAGGAAATCTGCCAAGCGGCTGGCAGCCGTGTACGTGTCGTTCATGAACCTGAAGGCGACAATCCAGGTCATTCAGCGATTCGTCAAATGGCCCGAGATAACCAAGGCTTGCTCGATGCCCTCGCAGCAGATGCCTTCGCCGAAAAAATGAATAACGCCGATGTACCGCCGAAGGCGGAGAACGACGTTTAGCTTCAATCTTAGGCGTATCTAACCTTCAAAATTTGTAATCGGAAGAAATGGCATGCGGCTTGGCATGATCTTTAACTGCGCCCTTGCACTGACCGCTTTAGCCGCCTGCGCCCTCATCGCCGCGCCCGCGCTTGCTCAGTCACCCGGCAATTTCTCGACCCTGTCGACCACCGGCACGGCGACCATGGGCGGCGCGGTGCTCGCCTGCTCCGGCCAGCCATGGATCGACGTCAAGTGTAACGGCGCCGCGGGCGACGACAGCCACGACGACACCAGCGCCGTCCAGACGACGATCGCCACCGCCATCACCAACAATTGGCCGGTGCATATCCCCGCCGGCACCTACAAGGTCACCAGCGGCCTCACCATCGACTATGCCGGCCAGGCCGGGAAGGGCTTTCGCCTCATCTCCGAGGGCGCGACGATCGACGGCACGAGCATCGCCTCGGGGCCGGTCTTGCAGGTCGAATGCTCGGGCGGCACGCCGTCGAGCCCCGCCGGCTGCTTCTATTTCACGGAACAGGGCACGCTCACCGTCACCGCCAGCACGCCGGGCTATGCGGTGGTGATCGGCAAGGCCGATTTTTCCGACGCGCACAATTCGCTCAAAGTCGACCACCTGGTCGTCAACAACGCCAGCACATCCGCCGCCGCTGGCGGGCTCAAGCTCGATTATGTGCTCGACAGCGATATCTATGCGGTCGCCGACAGCGCCGGCGGTGCCGCCGGCATCGCCCTTGAACAGACGCAATTCTCGCGGGTTTCCGGCGCCGGCTCGGCTGCCGGTACCGGCGGCGCGGCGATGCTGTTGGAAAACGGCAGCAACTTCGCCAACACGGTCTTCGCCTTCGATTTCGAGGTGGCGCCGACCTGCCTCGCGATCACCGCCAACCATGACGGCCAGAACAGCTTCGTGTCGCCCTATTTCGACTGCCCGACCGCGGTCAATGCCACGGCGAGCACCCGCAACCTCTTGATCAACCCGACCTATGCCGGGCTCGTCACCAATCGCGGCCCGCAATCGACCGGGATCGAGATCGTCGGCACCGGCAGCTGGGCGGCCTGGCAATTCCCCAGCGCCGCCAGTTACACCGCGAGCGGCATCGACGACGGCACGGTCGTCTCGTCCTACAACGCCTCCGGCGCGTCGCTGGCCGTGACCTTGCCCGTGCCCAACACGATCAACGCCGGCTGGCGCATGGGTTTCGCGACCGACAACGGCAAGGGCATGACCGTCGCCGCGCCCTCCGGCTTTATCCTCTCGGGCGGCAAGGCGCTTGGCTCGGTGACGCTCGGCTCCGGCAATTACGAGTTTCTCGAGCTGCAATCGGACGGCAGCAATTTCCGCGTCGTCGCCGGCACGCGCAACACGCTCGCGACCAACGGTCTCGAAAGCCGCGACTGGCCGGGAAACTGGCTCTACCCGTCGACGTCGGGTTACGCCGCGCAACTCGGCGACAACGGCAATGTCGTGTCGAGCTACAACACCAGCGCCGGGCTCACCGTGACCCTGCCCTCGACCACGGTCCTCCCGTCCGGCTGGTCGATGGGCTTTGCGACCGACCAGGGCAAGAGCCTCTCGGTGCAGGTCAACGGCACCAGCGGCGGGCACATCCTTTACCCGCTCGCCAACGCCGCGGCGCAGACCTCGCTGACCCTCGCCGGCAACCAGTACGAATACGCGACCCTGCAATATGACGGCGGCGGCAGTTTCCGCGTCGAGCAGGTGACGCCGGCGACCGCGCAGCAATTGGGCATTGCCGGCATGGGTGGCCTGACGCGCTGGAGTTTCCCTTCGGCGAGCGCCTATGCCGCGGCCGTCGCCGACAACGGCAATGCGATCTCCGCCTACAACAGCCCGACCGCGTACCTCACCGTGACCCTGCCGGCGGCGAACGCGCTCAACCCCGGCTGGACGCTCGCCATCGCCAACGACAACGGCAAAATCGCCGCCGCGCAAACCGCGTCGGGAGACACTGCCCGCATCCTCTATCCGGGCAGCGGCGCGACAATCACCGCGCTGCAGCTCGCCGCCGGCAATTACGAGCAGGCGATGCTGATGTTCGACGGCTCGAATTTTCGGGTCATGCGGCTGACCCCGGCGACCGCCGCCGCGCTCGGCGTGCCGGGCACCGGCTGCACCGCGAAGTGGAACTTCCCCGCGGTCAGCGCCTACAGCGCGACCTTAGCGGATTGCGGCTCGTCGATCTCGGCCTACAATTCGCCGATCGGCAGCCTCACCGTGACCCTGCCGTCAACCACGGCGATCCAAGCCGGCTGGTCGATGGGTTTCGCGACCGACAACGGCAAGACACTGACCGTGCAGGTCAACGGCACCAGCGGCGGCCAGATCCTGGTGGCCGGTACGCGCGGCGCGCAATCGTCGCTGACCCTCTACGGCCAGAATTACGAGTACCTGAGGCTCGCCTTCGACGGTTCGAACTTCCGCGTCGAGCAGCTGACCCCGGCGAGCGCCTCGGCCAATGGCATGTTCCCGGCGACCGGCACGCCCGCCTCGTCGAGCACCCAATGCCAGACCGGCCAGCTCCAAGCCGACAGCAACTACCTCTATTTCTGCACCGCGCCAAATACATGGAAGCGGTCAGCCTGGAGCAGCTTCTAGCTTCCGTGTGTCATTCCGGCCGAAGCGCAGCGAAGAGCCGGAACCCATGAACACGGACGGTGCCGGTATGGCAATGGGCCTGTGTTCATGGGTTCCCGCTTTCGCGAGAATGACATGAAAGAAACGGCCGCGCAGCGGCTAAAAACAACGTCTCACCGCGGAGCACGCAGGAGCGGTTCAGCGCCTCGGGCGCCCTCGCGCCCTCCGCGAAACCTCCGCGTCCTTCGCGGTAAAGCCTTCTCTTCAAGGAGCACACTCGCATGCCGGAAGGTGGCAAGCGAACATCGTTGGACGTCTCCTACAGCTGGGGCTCCCTCGGGGGCGCGCTGGCCAGCCAGCAGGGGCTGGAGACCCGGTTCCGCGACGTCTACCAGCCCGGCCAGGGCATTTTCTCGCCCGGCTACCCGCTGGCGCCGCTCGACCCCGAGCGGGTGCGGGTGTGGGACTACCCGGTCGGCGTCAACACGATCTACACGCCGCGCTCCTACGAGGCGATCTCGTTCGAGGAGCTGCGCCGGCTCGCCGACGCGCACGACATCACCCGGCTGGCGATCGAGACCCGCAAGGATCAGCTCGAACGCCTCGACTGGGCGATCCGCGTCAAGGGCGCCCACGCCGCGCGGCCCGACACCGCCGCGCGGGTCGCCGCCATCGCCGCGTTCTGGCGCCGCCCCGACGGCGAGCGCTCGTTCGCCACCTGGCTGCGCGCGCTGATGGAGGATTTGCTGGTGCTCGACGCGCCGGTGCTCGAATTGCGCCGCAACCGCGGCGGCACGCTGATCGGCCTCGACATCGTCGACGGCGCGACGATCAAGGTACTGGTCGACGAGACCGGGCGCCGCCCGCACCCGCCGGCGCCGGCCTACGAGCAAATCATCAAGGGCCGGCCGTGGAAGCTCCTGACCGCGGACGAGCTCTTGTACCTGCCGCGCAACCCACGCCCGCACAAGGCCTATGGCTTCGGCCCGGTCGAGCAGATCGTGATGACCGTCAACATCGCGCTGCGCCGCCAGGTCATGCAGCTGCAGCATTTCACCGAGGGCAACGTGCCGCCGGGCCTGCTCAACGCGCCGGACGGCTGGAATGTCGAGCAGATCAGTCAGTTCCAGGAATGGTTCGACAGCGTCCTTGCCGGCAATACCGGCTCGCGCTCACGGCTGGTCTGGGGTCCGTCGGGCGCGCGCTACCAGGCCTTCAAAGAGGCGCCCTACACGGACGATTTCGACGAGTGGCTGGCGCGCATCGTCTGCTACGCCTTTTCGCTGCCGCCGACCGCCTTTATCCGCCAGATGAACCGGGCGACCGCCGAGAGCTCGCAGGACACCGCGGCGACCGAGGGCCTTGCACCCCTGATGCTGTGGGTGAAGCGCCTCGCCGACCATGTCACCCAGGATCTGCTCGGCCAGCCGGACCTCGAATTCGCCTGGGGCGACCTCACCCCCGCCGACCCGGCCGAGCAGGCGAAGATCATCGACACCTACGTTCGCGACGGCGTCTATGCGGTCAACGAGGCACGTGGCCTCCTCGGCCTCGACCCGGTCCCCGGCGGCGACCAGCCGATGATCTACGGCACCCAGGGCGCGATGCCTTTGGAAGGGTCGAGTGCTGCGCGCCAACAGCTTCAGCGAGGGGCGAAGCGCGAGCACAGTTCGAATTGCGGCTGCGGCGGTGGCAAAACGCCATCGTTGCGCAAATACAACACGGATTTCGAAGACGAAGCCCGCGTTCCTAAGGGCCAACATGGTGGTGGAGAATGGACGACCGGCGGTGATGGCGAATTTGACATTGCCGCGACCAGAGGGACACCTTGCGATGGTTTTCCCGCCGGTTGCCAAACCGGCGGAAGCTATGGATCAGGCGCCTTGTTTCGCATCGACGGTCGCAATCTGTGTTGGGATTGCGCGGTAAAATCCATGGATCTTGGAAACGCACCTGCAGCGAAAAAATTGGAAGGACTAGAACCGTATTATATTGATCCGGAATAAGACGGGGATTCGTGATGACCGACCGCGAGAGCTCGCTCCGGAAACTTGCCGTGGGAGACATCTTTCACGCCCGCAGTCCGAATGGCGCAAGCTTGGTCTGCCTAGTAACGTCAGTGGATGACGGTACTATCTACGCTAGGCGAATACATACGCAGGACGATGTACGTTTCGACCGGACGACCGGGCTCAGAATGCCCAGCGCACGCACTCGGATCGATTGCGTCGCGCCGTTTCCGCCCGATATTCACAATATCTTCCTGGAAGTAGATCGGAAGCACCGTGAACTGACGGACCTTACGCGTCAGGGTGTCGAACTTACCCTTGACCAAACTAGGATGACCGACGACGAAAAGCGCGCAAACCTTTCCATCAATCAGCACGTCGCCGACAATCCAATTTAAGTAACTAAACCCACCGTTCGTCATACCCGGGCTTGAACCGGGCGACCGCCGAGAGCTCGCAGGACACCGCGGCGACCGAGGGCCTTGCACCCCTGATGCTGTGGGTGAAGCGCCTCGCCGACCATGTCACCCAGGATCTGCTCGGCCAGCCCGACCTCGAATTCGCCTGGGGCGACCTCACCCCCGCCGACCCGGCCGAGCAGGCGAAGATCATCGACACCTACGTTCGCGACGGCGTCTATGCGGTCAACGAGGCGCGCGGCCTCCTCGGCCTCGACCCTGTGCCCGGCGGCGACCAGCCGATGATCTACGGCACCCAAGGCGCGGTGCCGCTCGGCGCAGGTGCGGCGAAAGCAGCTGGCGGCATGTGGCTGCATAAATACAACCCTGACGAGCCACGTGTCCCCGCCGGCAGTCCTCAAGGCGGCCAGTGGACAAGCGCGGGCGGCGATGAGGGCGGTTCCGAACCGCCCGATAATGGACGGTATCAACCGGGTGGAACGATCTCTACTCCAATTGAGGGCACCGATCCGCTCGATCCCCAAGGGCTGAATACCGAACCGTCACCCGAAGAACAGCAGCGGATCGCGGACACGGTAACTGCAATTCAACAGGGCGACATCGGCGGGCTGCAACCCCATTCCTACCAGAATTTACCGGATCGTGCGACAGGCGCGGTGCTCCCACCCAGCACGACCGGATATACCACGTACGGCATAAAGGGAGCAGGCCCCGGAAGAGGCGAGGCGCGGATGCTTATCGATAAATCAACAGGAGCTGTGTATTACACAAGCAACCACTACAAAAGCTTCTATCCGGTGCTCGTAGCACCAACGTCTGGATCAACGCGGTGAAATACGGAAGTGTTCCTATGCGCGTAATCGAGCTTGATGCGACTGGTTGGAATACAATTCTCGACTTCTATGACACCCTGCTCGCCGAACTTGGTGCGCCGGATTGGCACGGACGGAGCGTAGGCGCTTTGATCGACTCCATGATTTGGGGCGGCATCAATTCGGTAGAGCCGCCGTTCATCGTCCAAGTCCATGGCCTTAGCGCCGCACCGGGCACAGTGGCTGATGAGGTT